ACACTGAATAAATGCGTTGAAGTCTTGTATTAACCGTTCCGTTCGCCGCGATAAGGCCAAGAGGAAATCATGGTAAACCAGCAGCAGATCAGAGAGGCCCAACGGCTCGCGTCGTTCGCGGTACTCCATCGCAATGCTCCGGCTTGGGAAGAAGCAAAGCGCCTTTACGCCGTCGCCATCGGGAGGACTCTTCACTGATGGAAACTTTATTCGCACTCGTCCTGACCGTGGCAATGACCAACGGTGATTATCAGGACGTCATCCTCGGAGTCTACGACAGCCCGCAGGAGTGCAGCCAGGCAGCTTCAGAGCAGAAAGTGTCTGCTGAGTGCTGGCCGGTAGAAAGCATCCTCCGCAACGGCGAGTTCCCGGCGAAATCCATCGCGCAGCACTAACCCCCTATTCAACCGATCGGCCTGGCATTACGCGGGCGGCATCTGCACATCCAAATTTCAGGAGAAACCATGAGCGAAGTAACGGACTTAACTGTCATCGAAATCAAGCCGGAACAGGCTCCGGTGCTTTACGTAGCTGGCGGCCTTGATGCTTATCTCGAGCAAATCCGCCAGGCAGTAAACGAAGTGCCGGACCTGTCCACGAAGAAGGGCCGTGACCGGGTCGCCTCTCTGGCGGCGCAGGTGTCCCGCAGTAAGACTGCAATCGAAAAGCCAGGCCGAGAGTACCTGAAACGCCTGAAAGAAGCTGTGCGCCCCGCTGAGGCCGAAATTAAGCGATTCGTTGATGCCTGCGACGACCTGCGCGACGCGACCCGCCGCCCTCTAACCGAATGGGAGGCCGAGCAGAAGCGCATTAAGGCTGAAGAAGCCATGAACGCGCTGCACGCCGAGGCGCTGGAAATGAACATAAAGTTCGATCAGGAGCTGGCGGCCAAGTTCGAAGCGGACCACGAAATGGCTTTGCTAATGAATAAGGATTTTGACCGTGACCGCGAAGAGCAGCGCCGCCAGGCGGAACAGGCTCAGCGTGATCACGAAGAGCGCATTAAGCGCGAAGCGGCAGAACAAGCCCGCCGCGATGCCGAAGCGAAGCACAAGGCTGAGCTGGAGGCAGCGACACGCCGTGAAGCTGAAGAGAAAGCACGTGCAGAGCTGGCGGAGCGCCAGCGCATTGAGGCTGAACAGCGTGCGGCACGCGAGAAGCAGGAAGCAGAAGAGCGTGCACGACGCGAAAAAGAAGAAGCCGTTGCCGCCGAGCGCCGCCGCCTGGAAGAGGCAGAAGCCGCCCGTCTGGCCGAAGAGCAGCGCAAAGCTGAAGAAGAAGCCCGCCGCGCCGCAGACAAAGAGCACCGCCGCACCGTCAACCGTCGCGTCATCGCCGACCTGATCGCTCAGGGCATCCCTGAAGAATTCGCGCAGAAAGCACTGCTGGCGATCGCTGGCGGCAAAGTGCAGGACGCGCACATCAAATATTGAGGCAACCATGAACGCATACCTCACTTACGACCGCATCGAAGATCGGCGCTGGGTTGAGCAGCAGCTCACCGACGAGAAGGAGAAGTGGATCGACGACCGGGCACAGCAAATCATCGACATGATGCCAAAAGAGCCGTCCGGCCTATTCCACTTCACGGTCCCGATTGACTCCAGCCCATACGAAGGACTTCGCAGCGATGACGCTGGTAAGGCCTACAACGATTTCATTTCGGCAGTTGCTTACGCCCAGGCGGAATACGACTGGGATCACCGAACCGGCTGCCCGTTTTAATTTTGAGGGGATTAACGATGGCAAACGAATTAACAATCACGGCAAGCGCGCTGCAGGAAAAAGGCATCGACGTCGCTACCTGGAGCGCGCTGAAGAACAGTATCTACCCTGGCGCCAAAGACGAATCGGTAATGATGGCGCTCGATTACTGCCGTGCTCGCCAGTTGGATCCATTGCTGAAGCCCGTTCACCTCGTTCCGATGAGCGTCAAAGACTCAAGAACGGGCAAAAGCGAATGGCGCGACGTGGTCATGCCGGGCATCGGGCTTTACCGCATTCAGGCAGACCGTTCCGGCGATTATGCCGGGGCTCGGGAGCCTGAGTTCGGGCCCGACGTAACTCAGACGCTTACTGGTGTCGAGGTGACCTTCCCCCAGTGGTGCAAATACACCGTATTCAAGCGCATGCCCAGCGGCGAGATCGTCGAGTTCAGCGCCAAAGAATACTGGATTGAAAACTATGCCACCGGCGGCCGCGACACCACCTCGCCGAATGCAATGTGGAAAAAGCGCCCATACGGCCAGCTGGCTAAATGCGCGGAAGCCCAGGCGTTGCGTAAGGCATGGCCTGAGATTGGACAGCAGCCTACCGCCGAAGAAATGGAAGGCAAATCGCTGGACGTTGATATCCGTGACGTCACCCCGCGCAGCACCACAGAAGCGCTTCCACCAGCAGCAACAGAAGAAACGCTTCAGGCGATCACCGATCTCTTAACATCGCTGAATAAAGACTGGGAGCAAGACTTCCTCCCGGTGTGCAGTGACATCTTCAAACGGCCAATTCTTGAGGCGTCAGACCTCACTGAAGAAGAGGCACAGAAAGGGTTCAACTTCCTTCAGAAAAAAGCTAAGGCGGCAGCATGACACCAGAAATTATCCAGGCCCGGACCGGCATAGATGTGTCCACCGTAGAGCAAGGTGATGAAGCATGGGCCAAATTAAGGCTCGGAGTTATTACTGCCTCTGACGCTCACAACGTCATTTCCAAGCCTCGATCTGGCACCAAGTGGACAGACATGAAAATGTCCTACTTCCACACCCTACTCGCCGAGGTATGCACCGGCGTAGCGCCAGAGGTTAACGCCAAGGCGCTGGCCTGGGGCAAGCAGTACGAGGAAGACGCACGCACCCTTTTCGAGTTCACCACTGACGTGAAAGTCACGGAGTCTCCGATCCTGTTCCGTGACGAGAGCATGCGCACCGCGTGCTCCCCTGACGGCCTGTGCAGTAACGGGTTCGGCCTTGAGCTTAAATGCCCTTTCACCTCCCGCGACTTCATGAAATTCCGCCTTGGCGGTTTCGAAGCAATCAAGTCTGCGTACATGGCCCAGGTACAGTACAGCATGTGGGTGACCGGGAAAGACGCCTGGTTCTTTGCCAACTACGACCCGCGCATGAAACGCGAAGGAATTCACCACGTCGTCGTTGAGCGGGATCCGCAATACATGTCCGACTTCAACGAAATGGTGCCGGAGTTCATCGAGAAGATGGACGAAGCGCTGGCGGAAATCGGCTTCACGTTCGGGGAGCAGTGGAAATGAAACGCACACCCTTCTACCGCAGGCCCGGGCGAACCGGGCAATTCTCTGGCCTCCGTGAGCGCGTTATCTGGATGATTCAGACGCGTGGCCGACCGGTAACCGGTAGCGAAATCGCTGAGAAGTTTGGCGTAACGCTCATTGAGTTTAACCGGGTCGCCAACGGCATCACCCGCGGCACTGGACAGATAGCGCAGATAGTTGAGTCGGAAAAATGGCTCAACGAGGACGGCATCTGCGACCGCACTTTCGACCTCGTCACGAAGCCGAAGGTTGTAACGCCGCAGGGTAAATCGCGCCTGTTCACCCGGCGCGCTATAGAGCAATCGCAGAAAGGCAGACGGCAGGAGTGCATAGCGCGTGCCGCCCGCCGGAGCCGCCTGATTGCTCAGGGCCTCTACATCGACGAAATGGAGTCAGTGCTATGAAAGCGTGGTCACTCGAAGAGCTTGCGCTGCTGTGGCGACACTCAAACGCTGAAGTCGCGGAGATTACCGGCCGCAGCATTGAAGAGGTCGGAGATAAGCGGCTGAAAACAAATATTGAGCGTAATGGCTGGGATGTTAACGATCCGGAGCGGGAGGATGTATGACCGATTACACCGGCAGCAACACGCCAGCGGATAAGCGCGACCTATGGCGCACTCCACCAGCTCTCTTCGCTTCCCTTGATGCTGAGTTTTGCTTCCAACTGGATGCCGCCGCTGCGCCGCATAACGCGCTGTGCCGAAAGTTCATCACCGCCGAGCAGAACACGCTGGAAACGCCCTGGGCTGATTACCTGAGCATTCCCGGCTACGTCTGGCTTAACCCGCCATACAGCGATATCACGCCGTTCGTTAAGAAGGCCGCTGCCGAGAGCGCCAATCAGATCGGCACGGTCATGCTGGTACCGTCTGACACTTCGGTTGGCTGGTTTAAGGAGGCTATCCAGACCGCCAGCGAGGTTCGTTTCATCACCGCCGGGCGACTGGCATTTATCAACCCGGTCACCGGTAAACCGGTCAGCGGAAATAACAAAGGCAGTATGCTTATCATCTGGCGACCGTACCCGCGTACACACTGCCACTTCGCAACTGTGGACCGGGACGAACTGATGGCTTTTGGGGCGAAACTTCTCGCCCGCCGGGAGGCAGCATGACGCCAGCAAATGAAAACGCCATCCGCGCAGCCTGTCGCCGCTGCACCGAAGAAATCCAGCAGGCCATGCGCAAGAAGCCAAAGCCTAACTGGAACGAAACGGTTCCTCCCATCATCAACAAGCATCACAAGAAAATTGAAGCTCTGGGAGTTAGCCTCCTGGAGTTCGTCGTCAAAACTGGCCGCCTTAACGGGCGGTTTGGAGCCGAACAATGACAACAAAATTCCCCGGGTCGCTAAAGCGGCCTTTTTTATTGCTGGCGTTCACCTTCAACAGAATTAACCGACAGTTCCGGGAGTATTGACCATGGACATCATCGACACAGCAGCAGAGATTGAAGAGCTTCAGCGTAACGCTGCCCTTTCCGTTCACCGACTGAACCGTAACGCCGTATCAGCTGAGCATTGCAGTGAATGCGGCGAGGATATCCCGGAGCCGCGGCGCGCTGCCGTTCCCGGCTGCCAGACGTGCGCGGACTGCCAGGGTGTTATCGAACTAAGGAAGAAGCGGCGAGGTGCGTGATGTTTGCACTCATTCAACGGGGTCAGATTTACGCTGACCAGCACGGTTGGCCCGTCATCATCCACAGTTGCACATCACAGATAGTCCGATACTGGCGACAGGGCCGGATCAACACCGCTTCAATCGACCGATTCAACAATGATTTTGAGCATCTCGATCACCGTGAGGCGGCACAGATACGCGTCGAACTGGAGACGAGCGAGCACATTAAATCGCTCCGCGCCCAGCGTGCGGCATGAGGAGAACTATGAGCACCATTCAGGACATCCGAAACCAGCTATCAACCCTAGTCACCGAGGCGCACAAGGTTGCATGCGCCCTCGATATAGGTGACGAGCGAACCGAGGCCTTTGAGCTATACGAAGCACTTCGTCGACTTCAGCGGCAGGGCGCCGCCGGAGAGATTCTCTCAGCAACCAACCCACTTCTCGCCTCGCCATATTACGACGAGGACTGGGACGAAGATGAAGACGATTGACGCAACTGATAGCCAGTAATGAGCTGGCTATTGGGTGCGAAAGCACTGCAACGTCATCCCTTTTGCCCGGCCCAGCGCCGGGCTTCTTTTTGGGAGTTAACCATGCAATCAAACCCCATGACCTGGCTCATCTCCGCACTTATGGCGCTGGGCGCTCTCATCTCATTTCTTCACGAACCGGAAGGTGTGCAATGGCTGCTTTTAATGTGGGCGCATTAGTCCAGAAGAAGACCGGTGGACTCAGAGGAAGAATAGAAAGCCTGCTGGAGCCGGAAAACGATAAGCCGCGGGTTTATGTTGCATGGGACGGCGGCACATATCAGATCCATTACGAATACGAACTTCGCGCGGCCACGCCAGACCAGCCGCAGCTTTATAAAACGATGTCATAGGAGCGATCATGAGCGAAATTATTCAAATCGTGCCCAGTGAGTGGGTGACAGAAGACCTGCTTGTGAAAATGACAGGACTTCGACCGGGAACGATCGCGCGGGCCCGAAAAAAAAGTTGGCTCTGCGGCAGAGAGTACGTCCACATGTCCCCGGACAGCATCCCAAAGGAAAACAGCGAGTGCCTGTATAACCACAAAGCCATCGACCAGTGGGTTGAAAGCCTCAAAAAGAAACAGCCGGGTGCGCGCCAATGAAGATCCGTTTATGCTTAGCGGGCTCTTGGACGTCAGGAGGGAATAATGGCTAAGTCAGCATACCCAACAGGCGTGGAGAATCATGGCGGTACGCTCCGCATATGGTTCATCTATAAAGGCAGCCGGGTGCGTGAAAGCCTCGGCGTGCCGGATACACCAAAAAACAGGAAAGTCGCTGGCGAGCTGCGTGCGTCGGTGTGCTTTTCGATAAAGACCGGCAACTTTAATTACGCGGCCCAGTTCCCGGACTCACCGAACCTCAGAAAGTTTGGGATGGAGAGCAAGGAAATCACAGTGCTGGAGCTGGCGAATAAGTGGCTGGAATTGAAGCGCATGGAGATCAGCACCAACGCGATGTCTCGTTATACATCTATAACGCGCAATATGGTGCCACGGATCGGCGGGGACAGGCTGGTTTCTGCGGTGACGCAGGAAGACCTGCTGTTTATCAGGAAGGAATTGCTGACCGGTTATCAGACGTTGAAGGCGGGGCATCGTACGCCTGTAAAGGGAAGGACAGTCAGAACGGTCAACAACTACATGAAGACCATGGCTGGCATGTTCAAGTTCGCTGCTGATAGTGGTTATGTGAAGGTAAGCCCGTTCACCGGGATCGCCCTTCTCAAACGTTCGCGTTGCGAGCCTGATCCGCTCACCCGCGATGAGTTTGTCAGGTTGATTAACGCTTGCGCCACCCAGCAGTTGAAAAACATGTGGTCGCTGGCAGTGTACACCGGCGTGCGCCACGGTGAACTGGTGTCGCTGGCCTGGTAAGATATCGACCTGAAAGCAGGAACGATGATGATCCGCCGAAACCACACGTTGACGAAGGAGTTTACCCTTCCGAAAACCGAGGCCGGGACAAACCGCATCATCAACCTTATTCAGCCAGCTATTGACGTGCTGAAGAACCAGGCCGAATTAACCCGCCTGGGTAAGCAGTATCAGGTAGAGGTGAAACTGCGTGAGTTTGGTCGCACAGAAGTGCATCCGTGCACATTCGTGTTTAACCCACAAAAAGGATTGCGCAATGGCCGTGCAGGGCATCATTACGCAGTGGGGTCGATCAACCAGTCGTGGGAGGCAGCAATGCGACGCGCCGGGATTCGCTATCGCAGAGCATACCAGTCCCGACACACGTATGCATGCTGGTCGTTGGCCGCCGGTGCTAACCCGAACTTCATAGCGAAGCAAATGGGCCACACCGACGCACAAATGGTTTACCGGGTGTATGGATCCTGGATGGCTGAAAATAACCAGGACCAGGTACTCATCCTCAACCAGAAATTGAGTGAGTTTGCCCCATCCATGCCCCACGCAGTGGGATCGGATGATTATTAA